ATCCTAATTTAATTTCCATAATGCGTTCAATCCTATATTAAAATTGTCCTGAGTTTATTTTATTTTTTATAGCCATTAAGTAAGGCTCCCTTAAATCTTCAAGTAAAGCTAAAGAGTTTTCTAATTGCCATTGAGGTATGTTACCTATGTCATTCTCCATAGCCTGTAGAGTTTCTTTAATTACTCCGTGAATATAATCTATCTTTTCTATTTCATTCATAACTTTGAAATCCTTTTAACTGTTCTTTTTCTGTAGCTTGAAAATATTTAATTACAAAATGTTTTATGCCTTGAGAATTATAATAATTTTTATTCATGTTATTAGATTTTATTTCTCTCCATTTTCCTGTTCCAATACAGTACTCATAAGTAAATCGTTTTCTATTTCCTTTACCATCAACTCTCGGTATAGCTTTAGTAATTAAAGTTACAGCTAAATTTTTAATTGTATATTCTATTTTAAATTTATTTAATATTTCTTTTACATCTTTAACAGTTTCTTTAACAACATATTTTTTATTAGAAAGTAAAAATCTATTATAAAAATCTTCAATTCCTTTAGAGTGAAAATGTTTTTTTGGGTAGCCTCTGGCTGCAAAAGGCGCCCATTTTCCTGTTGTATAATAGTAAGCGTACTTTTTATTTTTAAAATAAATCCATAACATTGTTGCTCCTAATCTTTTTTCATATTCAATATTATATTCATCTAAAAAATTACAAACATCTTCTACAGTTTGATCTGTATTATGTCTAAAGATAACATCACCTTTAGAATTAGTTCTTCCGTATTTCCAATCGTATTCTTTTTGTTCATTCATCAGGCATCTCCTTTTTGTATTGCTCTGCATATTCCTCATACTTTTTATTTTCTTTGTAATCTATGTGTGTATAAACTGCACCTGTAAAAATTGTTGCAAGCATAATTACTACTGTTAAAAATTCCATATTAATTTACTCCATTAGTGACATATAGTAATCGTCTAGTGCTTGAGGTTCCGGCACACCTTTGCTTAAATCTTCTAAGATTTCTATGACTTCATTACTTCTGAATCCATCATCACCTATTGAAATATCGACTGCTTCTCTTATCATATCTTCACTGTATTTTTTCATACTGTTATTCTCCTTTAATAAATCCGGCACTATATAAAATACCTTCAGCAAAATCGATAAGCTCTAGGCGCTCATCTTCATTCAAATCAAGATAGCCATCACCGTGATATCTAGCGCCTATCTCCTCGGCAATATGGCAATACGTTTCCACCCATATTTCAGCGGGTAACTCGGCCATTCGTTCAACCTTTTTTTTCTTTGTCTTTTTATTTTTAGTAAACCAAGAAGGAAAAAGTTGTCCATTAAATATCTTCATTCGTATATCCTTTTAGTATCTGTTGCCATCACGCACCAATCATCTATGTCACCAGCGTGCATATCTCTCCTTAACATTTTCTCTGCTTCTTCCATAGTATTTGCTTCGATGACTGACTTAACTATTAAAGATACTGAATAAAGATTAGGTTCTTCTGCGTAACTATCAGCGCCACCACTAGCCCATGACTCATCTATTTTTATCTCGTTCATATTTTTAATCTCCTTCTCCAATCTATATGGTATTTGTAATCGTAAGTTAACATTACATCTTCATAATGATTTTGCCACTGTGGATAAACAGCTTCCATAAATGTTATAGCCTCATTAAAACCTAACCGATCAACGTACTTATAAAATTGATTAAGTAAAAATAAATATGGTGTATCCTTTAAAGTAATTTTAATCATTAAAGTCTAATGCCTCCCGTTCAACCTCATCAGATAACGTTTGCTCTTGCATTTCTTCCAGTTCTTTTTGATGCTCTTTTTCTTTTGTTAGCATACGATTACTGTTATTAATTTCTAAAATTGTGCTTTTTAAATGCTCGTTAAAATCATAAGACATATTACAGCCCCCCATTATTGAAAGTTAAATTTCTAATTTTGATTTCTGAATCATCTAATCTAGATTTAAAATAATCTAAGGAATGATAAGAACCCACGTAGATGTGAGTTCCTATAGTTATTCCTCCGACTTGACGAGCATTTGACCACGCCATCGCTCGCCCTTTTGTATTTGCTCCTTTAATTATTCTCATTATTTAAATCCTTTAATTGATATTCTCCGGTTTTAATTTTTACTCTGGTATCTTTTATACCTTCATTTAAAAATTGATTTCTATATTTTCCGGTAGTTACTGAGTAATCCCAATAATAAGAATCTAAAATTGTATCTCCGTTATTATAAATTCTTGCTATTGTTGAATCATAACTTTGAAAACAAATATATTCCTTTGTTGTAATCAAGAATTGATTCGCTGCCTTTGCTCCTGAATTTGTTGTCATGTTTTCGACTTTCATAGTATTGCCCCTATTATGTAACCAAAAGATAAACCAAATAACAATGTTATGAATGATTTGTAAATGTTTATTTCTTTTTCTAATTGTCTGCGTGTTTGTTTCATTTTTTATTTTCCTTTTAAAAAAATGAGGGGGAATTTCACCCCCTCGTGGGAGAAAGTTAAACCTCGAATTTTTTATCTTCTCTAGTTAAAATTAACTCTGTGCCAAATTCAGCAAGTTTATACTCTCTTAACATAGTATAATTATCAGAGTAAGTGCGCGTAGTAAGTTTAAGAACATCCTTTAAACCGCACATAAGATGCATATATTTATTTTCACCGTATGTATTTTTAGTGGCTTTTAAACTATGTTTAAATTCCATATCAATAATCTTTTCAATATCTGCACTCTTACAATTCTTAGTGTTAAAAATTGTTTCAAGGTTTGCTAAGGTGTTTAAAAAATTTTCAGTTATTAACATTTCGTTTTGGTTTTTCATATTTTTTCCCCTTTGGTTCTGATTAACTAGATTTTATCTAATATATTACTAACCTTTTTTAAATCTTTATCGGATAAGTTCATTAACACATCATCATTAATTAAATTAAGATTAGAAAATAAATTTTCTGGCTTTTCTAATTCTTTTTTCAATAGTTCGGTTTCTTTTTCAACCTTTAGAAAATGTTTAAATTCTTTTGAGTTTATGTTTTTCATTTTTACTCTCCCGTTGAATGAATACCAAGTATAACTGTTGTGACCTAGTATAAACACAAATAAAAACAAAATTAAATAAGAACGGCTTAAACAGTGGCCTGCAGCAGACATTTATTTTTAAAGGATTGTAAAAAGGTGATGAGCTAGCGCATAGGCGCAGTAAGGGTTTCAGAGGCAAGGCCTAAAATAAAAATTTCTTCGGAAACCTGGCCTTTTCTTCGAAAAGCCTGGGCCTCCTCAGGTCTATAATTCTTTCTCGCAGGCTCGAAAGGTCTCTTTATTGTTATGCACAAACTGGGGATAACTACAGTCTCCCTTCGATCTTAAGAGATCTCCGGTTCCCCTATAGTTACCCACAAATTTGCACACAATCTGAGGTGCTAAACTGAATTAAACGAAACCAGTTATCTCCTTATGCCTAACCGCCCTTTTGCATTCTCTTCGATAAGATTATGAGTGAACATATTGTCAACGAAATCAATAAGATCTCCAATATAAATAATTAATCTGGTTTGATGAGTCTTCCGTTTACTGGAGACTTTAGAGTAATAATTATAGTCTTTACATCCCCTTTAGGCTCCGTAAACCAGATTAACTCCTTATTGTGGTATCCCCAGCTCTCCAAGCCTCCATAGATCCTCTGTAGTCTATGGAGTTCTGCAGGATAAAGAGTCTCCGAGCTTGCTCGGGTTACTTTTCCACACTTAGCCCTACAGAGGTCTAGGGGGAGGCAGGCGACCCTGGGGGTACCCCCCTATATATATAGCAAACATATACATTTTGTAGAAAACTAGACCATAAACCAGATTGACGCTACACTCTATAGTCTCTATAGACTTCATAGACTATAGTATCTACATAATATACATATAAAGTATAGTAGTAAGTATAGTAAACAGGTTTCTATATAGACTATATAGGGGGGAAAGGGGATTACTTTAGTATATAGTTCAGATTACTGTTTGTCAAGACATATCGTAAATAACTTGACAGATCTTCATATGGACTATATACTATTTTAATGGCAGTATTAAATACAATACAGAAAAAAGAAGTAAAACGAGAGTTAACAGACAAACAACAGTCTTTTCTTAAACATCTCGTAGAGACTCAAGGTGATGCAAAGCAAGCTGCACAGTTAGCTGGTTATTCTTCACCCTATCATCACGTTGTTAAGAGTCTAAAGTCTGAAATATTAGAGATAACCAAAGAAGTACTGGCATCGTCAGCTCCTAAAGCAGCGTTTAAGCTTGTAGAGATTATGGAGTCTAACAGACCTATAGTCCAAGCAAGTAATAAACTTGCAGCAGCCACTACTTTACTTGATAGAGTAGGAGTAGTGAAAGTAGATAGAGTGGATGTCAACCATAACGTAGGGGGCGGTATCTTTCTAATGCCAGATAAAGCTCCTATTGAAATAAATCAAGAGCATTACACAGTAATAGACGAGGAATAAGACTATGGACATATTAATAGGATTAGTATTTGTAGTTGTAGTAGGTGTAGTTATGTTAAAGCGAGTTAAACCTGACCTATATGCAAAACTAAGAGCTAAGCTACCTTTGTGAAGAACAAGGCGCGCTCAGCTGCCGCCGATTGGCATAGCAGTTACTTTAAAAAGCAAGCACAAAAGAAACAAAGGCATAAGTTAAAGAGCCGGAAAGATCAATTGCAGTATCAAGATGCTTTAGAGTACACAAAGGTTAAAAGGTGACTCTAAGTGCGATTATATCCCAACTATATCAAATGAGTTTATTAGATTCAGATAAATATGTTAGAAGAACATCATCTACTGTTCCTTTTGGTTATGAGCTGTCTCCTATTGATGGTTATTTAACACCCATACCAGAACAACTTAGTATTCTTAAAGAAGTAGCTGCGTCAGTACACGCAGATGAAATTAGTTTAGGGATAGGAGTTGATTGGTTAGAAGCAGAAACAGGCCGAAGGATGTCAAGAGCAGGGTTAAAAAAACATACGGATAAGGTTTATGGAAGATTGGCTGAAAAATCCTAGAAAATACTTGACAGATGCGCAAGGGAACTATATACTAAAGAAAGACGGAACGCCGCAGAAGAGAAGGGGTAGACCGAAAAATACTGAGCTATCTGATGTAAAAGCAGCACTACATGCACAAAAAGCTTTAAGAAAGAAAAACTCTAAAGTTACAAAGTTGCGCAGAAACTTGCGGAAAGAAGAAAAAAAACTAGCAACAAGTAAGAAAGTACTGACATCAAATGTCATTACTGAAGCAGAAAGTAAAGAACTACCAGATGCTATACAACAGCATTTAGATGACACAGGTTCCTATGTTGAGTTCATGCCTAACAAAGGGCCGCAGAAAGATTTCTTAGCTGCACCGGAAAAGGATGTCTTATACGGTGGGGCTGCAGGTGGTGGTAAGAGCTATGCGATGTTAATAGATCCATTACGCTCTTGCCATAACCCTGTACACAGAGCATTAATACTTAGAAAGTCTATGCCTGAGTTAAGAGAGTTGATAGATAAGTCAAGAGAGCTATACCCTAAAGCCTTTGAAGGCGCTAGATTTAAAGAAGTAGAAAAGTTATGGTTGTTTCCAAGTGGCGCTAAGATAGAGTTTGGTTTCTTAGAAAGAGATGCAGATGTCTACCGTTATCAAGGTCAAGCATACAGTTGGATAGGGTTTGATGAGATAACCCATCTACCTACAGAGTTTGGTTGGAACTACTTAGCCTCAAGATTAAGAACAACAGATAAAAATTTACAAACTTATTTAAGATGTACGGCAAATCCAGGTGGAGTTGGCGCACAGTGGGTAAAGAAAAGATACGTAAACCCTTCAGATCCTAACTCAGCATTTATAGGACATGACGGGTTAACAAGAAAATTCATCCCTGCTCGCTTACAGGATAATCCTTATCTAGCAGAAGACGGTGAATACGAAAGGATGCTTAACTCGCTTCCTGCTGTACAGCGTAAACAATTACTAGATGGTAATTGGGATATAGCAGAAGGAGCAGCATTTGCGGAGTTTGATCCTGAACACCACATTATATCTCCTTTTGACATACCGTCTTGGTGGGAAAGATTTAAAGGCGTAGACTATGGATACGCTGCAGAAAGTTGTTGTTTGTGGGCAGCCGTTGATCCTGAAGATAAGACCATTATCATATATAGAGAACTCTACCAGAAAGGTCTTACAGGGAACGCGCTTGCCGACAAAATAACTCAGATGGAAGAGCCTGAAATTAAGTCTATACCAGGTGTGCTTGATACAGCAGCTTGGGCTAGAACAGGGTATTCAGGGCCTACTATTGGCGAGATACTTGTTAATAAAGGGCATAAACTAAGAAGGGCTGATAAGAACAGAGTTGCAGGTAAAGTTCAGATACATGAATATTTAAGAAAGCGACCTGAGAATAACAGACCAAGATTACAGATAGTGGGTAACTGCAAAAACCTAATTAGGGAATTGCAAGGGATCCCATTATCTAAAACTAATTCTGAAGATGTAGATACAAAAGCTTCAGACCATGCTTACGATGCGTTACGTTATATGTTAATGAGTCGACCAAGAGTAGACCATCCGTATGACAGAAGACTAAGAATTAGAAGCGATGTTTACGCACCATCAGACTCAACATTTGGATATTAAATATATGGCTGAAAATGAAAATACTTTCCTGAATGCAAACAACATCTATGAAGAAGTTGAGGGTGAAACAGGCAAAGCTTTAAATTTAGAATCTGATCAGAAGTCTAACTTAGTAGGCTTAATTAAAAATAGATTTACTCAAGCTGAAGAAAAAAGAGACATGGATGAACGTAGGTGGTTAAAAGCCTATGAGAACTACAGAGGTCTTTATAATAAATCAGTTAAGTTTAGAGCTTCTGAAAAATCTCGTATCTTTGTAAAAGTTACTAAAACAAAAGTACTAGCAGCCTTTGGTCAGTTAGTAGATGTAATGTTTGGTACTGGTAAATTCCCTATAGGCGTTACAGAAACTAAAGTACCTGAAGGTGAATACGGATCTGCACATTTAGATACAGCTAATCCAATTCCAGGAATGGAAACTTCAATGCCTGATAACTTAGGCAACCGTATGGAAGACGAGCCTCAAGAAGAAGAAAACCCTTATGATTTAGGTTATGAAGGCGATGGTCGTACTCTTAAACCTGGAGCTACTTTTGAAAAGGGAATGTTTACAGACTCTCTTGAAACTCAAGCAGAAGATATGCTTTCTCAAGGATACAGTGCTGATCCTAGTAAAATAGATATTAACCCTGCACAAAAAGCTGCAAGGAGAATGGAAAAACTAATACACGATCAGATAGAAGAATCTAACGGTTCATCTGAAATTAGAAACGCTTTACTTGAAGCTGCCTTATTAGGTACAGGAATTGTTAAAGGGCCGTTTAACTTTAATAAGAAATTACATAAGTGGGATACTTCGGAAGAAGGAGAACGTAAATACAATCCTTTAGAAGTTAGAGTACCTCGTATAGAATTTGTAAGTTGTTGGGATTTCTATCCAGATCCTTCAGCAACTAATATGGATGAATGTGAATACGCAATCCATAGGCATAAAATGAATCGTAGTCAACTTAGGCAGTTGCGTAATATGCCTTACTTTAACGAAGACGCTATCCGTGAATGTTTACAGATGGGGCCAAACTACGAAGAAAAAGATTTTGAAAGCCAGTTAAAAGACGATGCTAGAGGTAGTGAAGACTATCAAGGAAGCTATGAAGTTCTTGAGTACTGGGGAATTATGGATGCCGAATACGCAAGAGAAGTAGGAATCGACTTACCCGACACAGTAGACGATTTAGACGAAGTACAAATTAATGCGTGGGTAACTGGAGACAAACTGTTAAGAGCTGTTGTTAATCCTTTTGCACCTTCTCGTATTCCTTATCACGCTTTTCCTTATGAACGAAATCCTTATAACTTCTTTGGCATCGGTGTTGCTGAAAATATGGATGACAGTCAGCAAGTAATGAATGGTCACGCTAGAATGGCTGTAGATAACTTAGCTCTATCAGGCTCTGTAGTCTTTGATATTGATGAGTCTGCCCTTGTAGGTGGACAGTCTATGGAGATATATCCAGGAAAGATATTCAGAAGACAGGCAGGAATGCCAGGACAGGCTATACACGGCTTAAAGTTTCCTAACACATCTAATGAAAACATGATGATGTTTGATAAGTTTAGACAGCTTGCTGATGAGCAAACTGGAATACCTAGTTACAGTCACGGACAAACAGGTGTTCAAAGTATGACAAGAACAGCTTCAGGTATGTCAATGTTGTTAGGCGCAGCTAGTTTAAATATTAAAACAGTTGTTAAAAACCTAGATGATTTCTTATTGAAACCTTTAGGCGAAGCTTACTTCCAATGGAATATGCAGTTCTTTGAAGGCGATATGGATGTTAAAGGCGATTTAGAAATTAGAGCTTCCGGAACAAATAGTTTAATGCAGAAAGAAGTACGCAGTCAAAGACTGACAATGTTCCTTCAAACTGCACAGAGTCCTGCTATTGCACCGTTTGTTAAGATTTCTAAACTCATTAGTGAACTGGCTTATAGCTTAGATTTAGATCCTGATGAGATACTCAACGATCCTGAAGAAGCAGCTATAATGGCTCAAATAATAGGTATGCAAAACAATGGACAAAACGCAGGCGAAGAAACTCAACCCCCTAGTGAACAACCCCCAACAATGGGCGCTGCTGGAGGAACACCTCAAGCACCTCAAGAACTTGGAACTACGGGTACTGGCGGTGGCAACATCGGAACTGGAAATATACCGCAGCCAGGGGAGGATCAATTCTCTGGAACGATTGCTCCAACTCCCCCAATCGGTTAAACAAATAATTAAAGAGAATAGTTAATGAAAAGAAACGGCTCAATGAAAGATCAAATGAAAGGTTTAGCTATTACTATTGCTCCTGTAACAGTTGAAAAAAAACGAGATAAGAAAATGGGTGGAGGTAAGCCTGCAAAGACTTCTTATACTTATAAAGAAGGCGGTAGGGTAATGTATGCTGAAGGCGGTAAAGGTATTGAAGCATTAAGAAAAGAAGCTCCAGAAGTTGTAGCTCGAATGGGCTATGAAGAAGGTGGAGATGTAGATTCTCAAATGTCTATGATGATGCCAATGGAAGAAGCAATGCCTGCAGAAGAAGCAATGCCGATGGAAGAAACAATGATGCCTGACGAGCAAATGGAAGATGAGTACTTAGACTTCATAGTCTCACAGTCTTTATCTTCCGAAGAAGAAATGTCATTAATGAATAAATTAGAAGCTGATCCAGAGCTAAGTGTTATGTTTGACAAGCTTATGGATACAGCAACAGAATTTTCAGGAGCTGGCCCTGTTGAAGGCCCAGGTTCGGAAGTCTCCGATTCGATACCCGCAAGGTTATCTGATGGTGAGTTTGTCTTTACAGCAAAAGCAACAGAGCAAGTAGGCGCGGACAGATTACAAAGTATGATGGAAGATGCCGAGGCTGAAGCAGATGCTGGAAGACAGGAAGCAGCAATGGGTGGTGAAATGGAAAAAGAAAAGGTTGACCAATACGGTAAGCCTCTTGATGAAGATATAACAGAATCTGAAATCAAAAAAGATATGATGTCCGTTAACCCACGCTTGCGATAACGATAGAGCCACCTTAGAACTTTAAGCACTCTGTCACAACAATAACCGAAAGGCTACCTTAACAAAAACAAACCCTGCATTGTCGACATTTGCAGCTACTTTGTTTAGAAAGCCCCTAGTAGGAGTAAGAAGATGGCAACACAAGCAAAAAAAGCAAATCCTTATAACGCCAATAAAGAATGGCATAACCAAAAAGAAAAACCGTTCGTATCTGCTGATGGAGTATTCTTTGAAAAACCTGAAGTTCAGGATGACAAAGAAGAACCACAGCAAAGTAAAAAGGAAACTAAAAATAAACCTGATTACAAAAAAAGATACGATGATTTAAAAACACATTACGATTCTAAATTAAATGAGTTTAAATCTAGAGAACAAGAACTACTAGAAGAAGCTGCTCAAAACAGACCAAGCTATGTAGCTCCGAAGTCTCCAGAGGACTTAGAGAAGTTTAGAGAACAGTATCCAGATGTTTATGAAGTAGTTGAAACTGTAGCACATATGCAAAGTTCTGAAAGAACTAAAAGTCTAGAAGAACGATTAGCAACTTTACAAGAACGTGAAACAGAATTAGTTACTCAACGAGCAAATGAAAGATTGTTACAGAACCATCCTGATTTTGAAGAACTTAAAAACAGCGATGAGTTTCACGGTTGGGCGAAAGAACAACCACAGTCTATTCAGGATTGGATATATAAAAATTCTAATGATGGTGATCTTGCAAGTCGTGCTTTAGATTTATATAAACGTGATATGGGATTAGATGCTACTAGAGCTAGAAAGCCAGCTTCAACTAAGTCCAAAAAATCTGCTGCTGATATGGTTTCAACCAAAACAACTGCGGTTGAACCCAAGCAGGATAAAATTTGGACTGAAAGGGAAATTACTGCCATGTCTATGGATGAGTTTGATCGGTTTGAAGATGAAATCGGAAAAGCACTCCACGAAGGCAGAGTAGTAAAATAATAATTAACTTTTAATTTTGATATAATAATGGAGAGTAACTATGGCTTATAACGCCTCAGATCAGTTCTTTGAACCAAGTACTGATACAAATGCAAACTTTGCAAACTCCGTCAGTGGTCAAACTAATTCGTTTTTTCTTCCCGCAGTCTACTCTAAAAAGGTTCTTAACTTCTTTAGAAAGGCTTCGGTTGTAGAAGCGATCACCAATACAGATTATGCTGGTGAGATTACCGCTTTCGGAGATTCCGTAAAGATAATAAAAGAACCTGAAATTACTGTGTACACATATGAACGTGGTGCAGATGTTACAGCAACTAAATTAACAGATCAAGAGTTGACTCTTGTAGTTGATACAGCTAACGCTTTTAAATTTATCGTTGATGATATTGAAACTTCAATGTCTCATGTTAACTTTAAAGAAGTAGCTAGTTCATCTGCAGCATACGCTCTACGAGATGCTTATGATGAAGGTGTAATTGCTACTATGTTCGCAGGTGTTTCTGCCTCAAGTCCTAACCACATTCTTGGTGCTGACAATGCTACTGATTTAGCAGCAGGCACATTTGACGGTACGGGTAATCTTGACATAGGTTTTGGATCATCTGAACATGATCCTATTGATGTACTATCGCATATGTCTCGTCTTCTTGATGAGTCGAACATTCCTGAAGAAGGTCGCTGGTTCTTAGCCTCGCCCGATTTCTACGAAGTTCTTGCAAGTTCATCTTCTAAACTTTTGTCTGTTGATTACAACGCAGGTCAAGGTTCTATTAGAAATGGTCTAGTATCTTCTGGTAAATTGCGTGGATTTGAAATGTACAAATCAAACAATATTGCTGCTGCATCTAATGCTGCTGGCAAATGTTTGGCTGGTCACATGTCTTCTACTGCAACAGCACAGACGATTACAAGTACTGAAGTATTGCGTGATCCTGATTCATTTGGTGACATTGTACGAGGACTCCATGTTTATGGATCCAAAGTACTCCGTGCCGATGCATTAGTTTCTGCTTTCTATGGTATTGACTAAACTGACTTGGGGGTGTAAAAACCCCCTTTTCTTTTTTTAGAGTAAGATTTTAAAAATAAATAACCAGAGGTAAATATTATGGCAGCCGTAAACATTAGAGATACTGGCCGTAACTCAGCAAAAACAGCAGATGTTAGAGATCTTGCAGATCGAGTTGAAGAAACGAATCCAGGACAACAAATAACAGAAGCAGACGTAACAGTAACTACAGGTACTATTGCTGTAACAGACGATACAAATACAGATGTTAGTTTTGTACAACCAGCAGGCACTATCATTCGCAACGTAATTGCTATTCCAGCAGGTAACATTGTAACTGGTGGATCAAGTGGTAATGATTTAGATTTTAGTATGGGAACAGCAGCAGGTGGCGCACAGTTAGTTGCTGCTAAAGCTATCCTAGACGATGGTGGATCAGCAATAACTTGGACAGCTAAAGCTCCTTTGTATCTTATACACAACTCACACGGACATGCAGCTAACGCTTTTGTAGGCACTGCAGTTTCAGTAGGTGTTGTAGGTGGCCCCGCAACTTCAGAAGCTATTGTTATAGCGTCTACTTTGTACAGTGCCGCAGCTAGAACACTGCATATGCGTCTTACGCCTATCGGTGCTGACTTAGCTACAGCAGCTACAACAGTTAAGTATATTATACAATTTGAACAGTTAGACTAAGCCTATGCCACAGTTAGGCAGTAACAAAAATCCTATAATCCTAAATGGCTCTAGTAAGCCTAAAAGCACTAGAGTCTTAGGATTGCTAGGTACTTCATATACTGGCGAAGCAAAGCAGAATTATGTTGATAACTATGATCGTATATTTAGTAAAAAGAAAAAAGGTAAGTAATGGCTACTACATATTTAACACTGACCAACGAAGTATTGCGAGAATTAAATGAAATTCAATTAACGTCAGCTACTTTTTCAGATGCGGTAGGAATACAGGCATTTATAAAAGAGTCTATTAATAAAGCATTAAACGACATAGCTAACGAAGAACCGCAGTTACCTTTCTTTGCTACCGCAACTAGCGGAGATACAGATCCTTTCTACGGAAACGTAAACGTATCTACTGTTGCAGGTACTCGATGGTATCTTCTTAAAGCAGATAGCTCAAGTATAACAACAGATTATTCTGCAGTAGATTGGGATAACTTTTATCTTACAACAATAGGTGTTTCAGGAGAAACTGCGCCTTATGTATCTAAAGGATTAAAGTTTATAACGCTTACAGATTGGACACGTTACATTAGAGATTCAGAAAATGCTGATGATGCAGATACACAAAACTACGGAGAACCTAAGTACGTTGTGCGTAGTCCTGATAATCGTAAGTTTGGCATAAGCCCTATACCCGATAAAGTCTACAAAGTTTATTTTTATTCTTATGTTGCTCCTACAGAACTTTCTGCACACGGAGACACTATAGTATTACCTGATCAATACGCTTCTGTTGTTACTGCTCGTACACGTTACTATGTACATCAGTTTAAAGAAAGCTTACAACAAGCTGCTTTTGCGTTAGATGATTATAAGAAAGGAATGAAAAGAATGAAATCTAATCTTATTAATCCTCAACCTAAAAATATGACAGATGATAGGGTTTATTTCTAGTGGCAGCATCACAGCCTTTTTCAGTTGCAATGCAAGGCGGGTTAGATAAATCTAGCAATACTATGGAGCTTTTAGCAAAGCCTGGAGTAGCTACGAAACTAACTAACTTTGAAATCTCTACACGCGGTGGGTACAGACGCATCAATGGGTTTACCCAATTAGGTGACGGTACAAGACCTAATAGTTCTAATGATATAGAAGGGTTACACGTTTACGCAGATGGTGTAATAGCTGCAGCAGGAACTAATATTTATTTTAGTCAAGATGGTGATAGTTGGTTACAGATCAATAAAGCCAGTGTAGCAGGCGGTGGAGATAACTATACAGCCTTTACAGGGCGTAGTGCTTTAACTAGAACGTCACAAAGCAAAGCAAGTTTTGCAACCTTTGAAGGCAATACAGTCTACGGTGAAGTTATTATTACCGATGAAGGCTCTGGAGTAAAACCTTTCTATTTTAAAATGACAGGTACTGGAGATGCGTTAAGCAGTAGAACTTATTTTGCAAAAGAAATAACAGTAAGTGGTACACACTATCCTAAGTTTTGTGTAATCCACGATAAACATTTAGTAGTTGCAGGCGCAGCTACAGCTTTAAACACTATTTTTTATAGTGGTACAAGTGACATAGATGATTTTACTTCTACAGGATCAGGTAGTATTGTACTAGACGATCAAGTAGTAGGCCTTAAATCTTTCCGTAATGAACTATTTGTATTCTGTAAAAACTCTATATATAAATTACAAAACATAAATGATTCAAGTACAATAGCT